TACGCCCCGCTCAGGTCCGCCTCGCGCAGGTCCGCCCAGCTCAGGTTCGCCCCGCTCAGCGAATCCGCGTCAATCGTTTTTATCACTGCTCCATCTTTTCGTTTGATTTCAATCATTTTTCTCCTCGATCACCTTCCCCTTCGCGATCCGCCGCTTCAAGGTCTTGAGCCGCACCAGTCTGTCGCCCTCAGTCTTGCTGTGATAGCGCACGAACTCCCAAGTGTGGTGGATGTCCCAGTAAATCCTCGTAATCTCAATCTCGTCCCAGCTGCGCCGAAGCCAAACGAAAAATCGGTCGCCAGGCTGGGGGTTTCTCATGGGGTTACGCACGAAAACGCTCCTTTCCCCGAACTTCGCTTCGGGGGCATGCGGTAGGTTGTTGAGTCGTAAGTGCGGCGATGCGCTGCTTGATCTCGCTCCACGGCACCATAAACAATTCCTGGTTGCTACTGCCAAGCGGCCCCAGTTGGTTCAACTCCCGCGCCGCCGCCTCGCGCTCCCGCTGGGCGAGCCAGTCGAGAGCGGGTTGGTTATTGGTCAGTACCAGGACAATGCCGTGCCGCAATCGTTGCGCGATCTCAGACAGCCGACCGGCTTCCAGCGCATCCTCGTGCTTGTCGGTGATTCGCGCAAGGTTTCGCCAATGCGCGGCCCGCTGCTCAGCTTCCAGCGCCTCCACGGCCCTAGCCTCCCCGGCACGGGCCGCGTCGCGCTCGGCCTCCAGATCGGCGATGCGGGCGCGATACTGATCGAAGCACCGCCGCAGATCCGACAGCGCCAAGCCCCAGCCGCCATCTAGTTTGTACGTCCTTTCGGGCGTCGGGAATCCTTGACCGGAAAGAAGTACCAATACGTCGTCGAGAATATTAGACACATGATCTTGGTTAGTCATTTCTCACCTCGCGCCTCATCAATAAACTTTCCAAGCAGGCCCATTGCCTCCTCCCGCTCTGCCCGCAGCGCCGCCAAGTCGCGCTCCTGGGCCTCATACATGCCCTTCCAGTCGGGTGCGGTCAGCAGCGTTCCCCGCTCCCGCATCAACTGCGCGGCCTCGCGAAGAACAGCAGCGTCGGCGGTAAATTCAGCAACCGATGTTTCGGCAGCAAACACAAATTTTAGATCCTTTGCCGCGCTGGTTTTTTCCGCCCCAAGCCTTTCTAGTCGTCTTACTTTTTCTTCGTTCGTCATTTGCCCTCCTGTCCGTCTACCCACGCAATGGCAGCAGCCTTTGCGGCGTCAAGACTGTCTGCGACCGTGGCTTCATAATCCGGGAAGGAATCAACATACCAGTACGCGACGCCGGACCTTGCCTGGGTAACGCTAAGCGTCCGGCCTTTGTACTGCCGCTCCCACAACACAGCCCAGTCCGCTTTGTACTCCCGCTCCGGCTCGCCCCGCTCCCGCCACATCTGGGCGGATTCGCGGAGGAGGGCGGCGTCAGATTCGTGGTCGCGGTAACCAGCGTCAAAGGCCAGTTCTTCTAATCGGTCTGCTTTTTCTTGGTTCGTCACTCCCCCTCCAGCCGCGCCAGGGCGGCGGTAACCGCGCAGAGCGGGCACCAGTCGTAACAGACTTCATAGGCGTCTTCGCGATGCGTCGGTCTAGCGTGGTCTCTGACCTTTAGCAGCGCCGCCTTCGCCACCTCCAGCCTCCCGCGTAAATCGCTGATCGTTTCCATCGCTTCAGTCAGCGCGGCGTCCGCAGCCTTGATGGCGTCGAGGTCCCGCTCCTGCCGCTCCAGGGCCTCGGCCCCGGCGAGGAGGGCGGCGGCGTCGGCCCTGCAAGTCGCAATCAGGCCCGAGCTGTACATAGGCGTAAACGTCTTCGCCATGTCCAGTTCCTGTTGCGCCATATCCCGCAGCCGTGCAGCGTGCTGGTTATTGGGGTGCGACATGGATCACCTCTGCGTTCTTCGCTACATCGGCCCACCACTCGCGCCACGAAGGATAGGCGTCTGGCCCGCCAAGCGGTGCGTCCGCCATGAAACCAGAAAACGAGTAGGCGAAGTCCTGATCGGCGCGGCTAATCGTCAGCAGCGATTCGCCGATTTTCACCACATCCCCCGGCTTCGGATTCGTCAACACGTCAGATGCTGTTCTCATTCTCCCCTCCGATCGGCCATACCCTCCGGCTCAAACACCGCGTCCGGAGTGCCGTGCTTCGCCCGCATGTACTGGTTCCAGGCACCATACAGAACGTCAAGCGCCGCACCGGCTAGCCCCTCGTGGTTGTCCACTCCCGCGCCGGGTTCCGTCACGCCATACTCGGCCAGCAGGTGCTCGGCGGCTTCGGCCAATCGCTCAACTGGCGTAAGCACCGGACCTCGGCGAAGGCGGCCGCAGTGGCCGCAATAGATGCCTTCGATTTCCCAACCGACCATGGTCGTGGCCTGTAATAGCGCCTTGTTGCATTTCTCGCAGCCGCCGTTGATGACTTCCGCAGCGTCCGGCAACGGACAATCAGTCGCGCCCACCAGCAGCCACGTCGGCAAGAAGGTCAATCGAAAGCGTTCCTCTCCCTGCTTTATCGGCGCAATCATTCTCCCCTCCTCTCCACCACAATCGTAATGCCATCCGCCGTCGCCTCAGCGTCAACCATCTCCCAGTCGGGGAACCCATACCCACGCGACCGGCAGTACGCCGCCAGCCGCTCCCATGCCTCGTCGGCCACCGTCGCGCACTTCGCTACCAGCGCCATGGCCTCGGCCGGCGTCAGCGGCATGGCAAGGCGCACTTGCTCCGGCTCTGGCCGATAGGCCGGGTGATCCGCGCCGGGTACTACCATGTGATTCTCCGTCATCTCGATTCCCTCCATGCCTTCCCCATCTCCACTCGTCCCGCCACCGCCGCGGCGTCGAGTCCTTCGCGGAATCGAGCCTCGGCAGCAGCCAGTGCCATGAAGAACCGCGAGAGTAGCTTCGCCCCATTCGAGAGCAGGACAAGCGTATGGCAGATGCCATCGCATCCGGTTTCTCGGTGGCGAAGGACGAACAGCATCATCAGGCCTACTAGGGCCAAGACTGCAAATGTTGCTTGCTCCACGGCTTATCCCCTCAGAACGGAACGCTCTCATCCCCCACCGCATCAAACGGCGACGGCGAAGAGACAACTTCTTCAATCTGTGGACCTTGATTCGGCGAATACAGCGCAGCCAGACGAACTCCGTACTTCCCGTTGTCCTCAGCAATGGCGACCGCCGGCTTGTCGCTCAGCGCCTGGTTGATATTCCGCAACCAGGCGCTTCCGGTGAGATCGCTCTCGCTGCAACCGAGACCGATCAGGCTCTTCCGGGTGCCCTCCATCGCCTTTGGCGTAAGGAACTTCGTCACGGAGTCCTGTCGTCCGTCCTCCATGCGGAGGGCGAACTCAAGGCCCTGGGTCTGGTTCTGTCCGATCTTGACGTGCCTGACGCCAATGATTGAGCAGTCGTAACGCTTCTTGTCTTCGTAGGTCATTATTCAGCCTCCTTCAGGCTTTCCAGTTTCTCGCGCAGTGCGGTGGCCGCCGAGATACGATCTTCCGTTGCGGTCACCACCTCTTCAATCGGCACCTCGCCGGGGGCCAGGACGGAAATGTACTCGGTCGCCTCGGGGACGTAGAACTTCTGCAATCGGCCTAAGGCCCGCCAGAAGAACATCGACTCGGGGTCCTGCTTGTAGGTGTCCTTGTCGGACAGCTTCATCCGCTTGGCATCCTCCTCGGTGAACGAAGCCACCGCGCCTTCGACGGCCTCTCCGCCCTTGATGAGCTGGAGCTTGCAGCCTTTCAGGTCCCGCTGAATGAATTTCCAGGAGTAGCCGTGCCGCCGCATGAGCAGTTCCAGCACGGTGCCCATCATCGCCGGAATCCCGTTGACGAAGTAGAGCCCCCGCGCCGACTGAAACGCCGAGAGTCCGAGTTCTCGGCCAAAGCGAATCCGCATCGCGATATCCGCCGCGTCAACCTTCTTCGTAGCGTTGACGCCCCGTGAGAAAAGCAGTCCTTCGGCGTAGTCGCTCTTCATCTGGAGCGCGGTGCTGCGTGCCGCGGAACCGGCCTCGCTGGCCGAGATGATGTCGTCGAGGATAGTCGAGATCGACTGAGCCTGTGCCTGCGGCTGCGGTGTTTCCGCCGCCTTTTGGATCTGTTCTGTGAGTGACATATCTTCCTTCCCCCGTTACGCCGGGAGCACGCGGAATGGTCTGGACACGGAGGGCTTCAGAACGCTCTGATAGACATCCGGGTGTTTCGATTTCAGCGCATTCGTATCAACGCGCTGAGAGACTTGGGGCTTGGCGACGATGCGGTAGCCGGGAGCGGTGGCCGAAGCCGCATCGCCCAATAGGCGAAGGGACTCTTCCTTAATCTGCTCCATGGCAGCCTCGGCATCATCGCGTACATCGCGAAGAGAGAGGTACTCAGCGGCCAGCGCCGCAATGCCAGGAATCTCCGTGGCTTCCGCGTCCGGGTCGATGCTTCCCAGCAGCGCCTCGCCCTGACACGAGAACCGATACTCGCACTTCGAGCAGCGGGAGTCGCTGGCCGGCAGGCGGTCGGGTTCGCCATCGCCCTGGACCATCGCCCAAAATCGGTCAACGTATACCCGCATGAGGGCGAACGCCGCGGGGTCGAAGTCTACCTCGAAGGTCTCGAAGCGCCAATTGGACGGCTCGAGAATCGCGAACGCCCCCCACCGATACTCCGAAAGACCCATATACCACTGGATCTGGAGTTGGTATCCCAGAGGGATGCCGCTCTTCTGCATCTCTCGGAAGGCCCGCTCGTTGGCCGACTTGCACTCGAGGACCCCCGGCCCTCGCGCATCACCGAGAATCACGCGGTCCATCGCGCCCATCTCGTGATCGGCGATACCCCTGCTGGCCTTGCGGCGCCGCACCTTGTTGCCCGTCTTGGCAACGTACTCCGCAACGATCAGAGGCTCCAGCTTGACGCCGCGAAGCAGATGCCCGCGAAACGGTACCTCGTAGTCGGGCTCAACGGCCCGCTTCTGGTACCACAACTTCCGAGCGCAGCCGTAGGGCGGCGCGTTGACGATGGACCCGAGATCGGACCCACCGATAAATCCTGTTCTTGTCATTGCTCTCTCCTCTCAAGAATGCCCCACGGCTGGTAGTGTCGGGATGCCGTGGGGCGTTGTTAACCGTTCGCTTTCTTTACTCGACTCCTGTTAAAAAAGTACCGCCCATAGGACGGCTGGCTTGCGCCAGGTGGTCGGCCAGGAATCACGGTTTCCACGCCGCGCCTCCGGATCGCTCCTTCTGATGTAGCCGACCACCAAGCGCAATCAGCATTCCCTGCCGCCGATGATCCTCCCGAGGGCCATCAGGAATGCACCAGCTCCCCCGAGGACCAAGCGATCCCGGCACTCAAACAGGGCGTAGGCAATAATCGCCGCCCCGATTGCCATGATTGTGACCGCACCTGCGATCTTCACTGCACTGCACCCTGAAGGATTTTTTCAATCAGGGCACGCAGCGAAACTTTGCTAATTACGGCGGCCACCTTTAATTTCGCGTGAAGCGGCTCTGGGAGCCTAACTTGGAGCATCTTCGTTTCCATGAGTCAATCATCGCCCAGCGGAATAATAAAGTCAATAGTTTTATTGAAACTAGTTTTTCTATTACTTTATGTTTTTCACCAGTGCTGAAATAATGGGGACGTGAGAAGAGGAAAGAAGGAAGTCCCCCTGACGGTGCATCAGGCGGCAAAAAAGCGGCTGTCGTCGATCCAGGATCTCGTGGCGAAGATCAACGCCGCGATCCGCGATCCGACTGGCGAGATCAGCCAGCGATTCCGCGCTCTGCCAGAGGAAAAGCGGGCAAACATCCTTCGGCAACTGGAGGAACTGAGGGCTCAGTACAGACGCGACCAGGCCGTGACGGACTTCAACACGTTCGTGCGGCACGTCAGCCCCAACTTCGTTGAGGGTCCGCACCTTCGTCAACTCTCGGAGGTATTCCACCGCATCGACTCCGGCGAGTCCGTCCGTGTCATCGTGAACATCGCGCCTCGGCACGGCAAGTCCGAACACATCTCGGTACGATTCCCGGCCTGGTACCTCGGCAAGAACCCCACCAAGCAGATCATCCAGGCATCATGCAACCTGACGCTGGTCGAGAAGCTCGGCCAATCCGTCAAGGACATCATCGCCAAGCCGGAGTAC